CGCGGTTGAGATGTTGGACCAAGAGTCCGACATCGTCTTTGATGAAATTCAATCTGAAGCACCGACCACTTTGGCCACGCTATCCATGCGTGTACCACGGTCGATGCGGAAGATTCGTCCCCTCACTGACGAAGAATTTTTCAAAGTGCCTCTTGTTCCTGAAGTCATTATGACAGAGGAACAAGTCCGAGTGTTTTTGAACAACTCCGAGTCTGTGATCAGCCGATCACAGATTGTTCAAAACCACGTTGCTCGACGTCGTTGTTACAAAGCAAAGATGCAGGCGCTTCACTTGTCTATGAGACATGTGTTGCGGCTGTTTTCTATTGCTCGAAAGGCTAGGAGCCCGTTGCTCCATGCCTATCATCAACAACTACTATCTTGCAAAGTGAAGCAGGTTCCTAATAAGCGCAAGCCAGCGCTTATGAAAACCTTTTTCACAAACATCAACGATCGAGATGGTGTGCGCTGTAAAGCACACATCATTGATGATCGCCCCCCTCCTCCATCTGATTGGCGTGACATGGACGGCGTTCCAGCCGCCCTTGCCATGCCCAATCACTATGGGTCATTTTTCCCAGACGCGCCCAGAGTGCCACTTACGTGGTTCACTGAGCGCGCCAATCGAGTTCGGCTTTTGTTAGCTGAGCTCACTGACCCAAGTTACACCCATGCCCCTTGGCGGGAGCTTATGCGCCTCACTGCGCATATGGCCCCGCCCGGCATGGTGGTTCGTGTTGCTGAGGGTTCAACCCTCTCCACGTTACCAGACCCAGTTGTGGGTGTCAATCCACAACCTCCCCCAGTAGGGATAGTGTTTAAAGATATCGAATCCGCTCTTTACGGACTCGCACTGTCTTTGTCACATCCCGAAATTTCTACTCCAGAAATGGTGAATATGGCCCATGCCTTCGCATCGAAGGACCGGCCATCAGCACATATGTTCAGAGTGCCCATGCAAATGGACTTCTCTGATCGTGCTGAAATGATGGCAACTAATGCCACCAATTCACTAAACACGTTCGGCGATCGAGTCGAACGTTCCGTTGACGTACTTGCGGATTCTATAACCCGCTCCGTTGACACTTTCACAGATGCCATTTCGTCTTCAACGAATGACATCAAACACCTGTTGGATGTGGTTCAGACCACGTTTGCAGATGCAGCCCCCCACATGATTGATAGAGTTCTTGTTCTTTTGACAGGAATTGTTTCGATTGTGCGTGCCCCCAATTTTGAAGCGAAAATGTTTGCAGGTGCACAACTCCTAGCTGGTCTAGGTGTCGTCTCTGC